GCGCTGCTGGATTAACAGATGGGTCCTTTGAATACATTGTGAATGGTCGGCGAGCAATTAAGCTCCCCTATTTTGACTATAATCAAAAGCGTTGGGCGATGGGTCAAGGCACGCCGGCGGAGGCGTGGTTTGTACATGATAACTCGGCCAACGATCCGGATCCGCCGAGTGGGGCAATGACTTGGTGGGATGATATTTATGTGGATAGCACTTGGGCGCGGGTGATGCTATCTAACAGTCCGACTTGGGGCACCAGTTCCACAGGTCCACTGTATGAGATTCAGATTCCCACGGCCTGGAGCAATACCAGCATTACCGTACAATTAAATCAGGGTGAATTTCAGAACGGTGCAACTGTGTATTTATATGTTATTGATTCAAATAATGACGCTAATTCATCAGGATTCCCAGTAATAATTGGCAGTGGTTCTATTTCTATATTATCTCCAACGAATTTGCGTATTATACCATAATTATTTCTTGGGAGTAATTATATGGCTGTAGAAATTACTGGAAGTTCTTTTTTAGGAGAGATGTATGCAGACTCTGTTAGTATTACTGTTCCAGAAGATGCTGACATAGCTATTATTTATGGAAAAGATTATGCCACTCCTACTGGCGTTCCTTTAATTGGAACAACTGCAACCACTCTTATTACAAGGTCTACGCAATTTGCGGTTTATGAAAAAGTTGGAATTTACTATTTGGTCGACCCTCCAAAAGGATCACAAACATTATATTGCAGAGTAACAGATGGATTTTCTGATAATTATTATTATGGTGCATCCTTTTTTAAAGGAGTAGATAAGGCATCTCCAATAGTTGATTATGATGCTACTGTTGATACTGATATTACAGGGATGACATTCAATTCTGGAGATATGATGGTTGGAGCAGCAGGGGGTGCGTATGCTGCTGTTACCGTTACAGATAATTCGCAAACACAATTAGTCTCAGAAGGATCTCATGGATTTGGTGTTGCATATAGAGCAAATGTAGGTGATTTTTATAGCACATGCACAAGTTATATTGGAGTTGTTGATGCTGCTATTAAGGCTGCCGCAGCTTCGTCTACAGGATTACCGCGCCGCGCGCTTGACGGTCCCTTATACGGTTCACTTCGAGGTTCAGTTCGATGATTGATTTTGGCACAGTACGACCGGGCACGACGTTGTACGTGCCGTTTTCCACCTATGACAGTAATGATCCCACTGCTTCGGTAACGATGACCGGATTAGCGGTCACGGATATTGAGATTTACAAGGATGGTGGGACCACGCAGCGAGGGAGCGACGCCGGCTATACGCTGCTGGATACCGATGGCATCGACTTCGATGGCGTAACTGGTATTCACGGATTCAGCGTCGATTTAGCCGACAATACCACGGCTGGATTTTACGCAGCGGGTTCGCAATACTGGATCGTGGTTTCTTCGATTACCGTCGATGCCGGCACCATCAACTTCATCGCCGGGACCTTCCGCATCGGCATTCCCGATGCCGTCCTGAATACCACCATCGCCACTTTAGCCTCGCAGACCAGTTTTACCCTGACCGCTGGCCCCGCAGAAGACGATGCGCTCAACGGGTGCGTGGTGTACATCCACGATGTGGCGAGCGCGGTGCAGGGTGGTTGGGCAGTCGTGTCGGATTATACGGGTAGCAGCAAGACGGTCACGCTGACGGCGGGAACGACCTACACCGTGGCCGCCACCGACAACGTCGCCATCTTCTCGCCGGTCAATCCCAAGTGGTTTGGCGCGACGGCGGTGACGGGGCGCGATATTGGTGCGAGCGTGCTGCTATCGACTGGCACTGGAACGGGTCAATTGGATTTCACTTCGGGCGTAGTCAAGTCGAACGTCACGCAATACAACGGCGCGGCAGGCACGTTCGCCAGCGGACGCCCGGAAGTCAATACGTCGCATATTGCGGGCGGTGCCGTTTCGACCTCGTCGGCGCAGATCGGCGTCAACGTGGTCAATGCGGGCGGGACAGCCTGGGGTTCTGGCGCGATTACTTCGGGGGCTTTTGCCACCGGAGCCATTACCGCGACCGCGATAGCCGCCGATGCCATTGGCGCGAGCGAATTGGCGGCGGATGCGGCAACGGAAATCGGTACGGCAGTCTGGGCGACCGCAACGCGGACGCTTACCGCCAACACCAACCTCAACGATCCTACGGCAGCGGCGATTGCCGATGCGGTATGGGACGAGGCTCGTTCCGGACATACCAGCGCCGGCAGCTTTGGTCAGGGCGTCGCCAGCGTGCAGGGCAACGTCACCGGCTCTACGGCCAGCATCGCCGCAGCGGGCATTACCTCCACCAGTTTCGATACCGGAGCTATTACCGCGACTGCGATTGCATCCGATGCGATTGGCGCGTCTGAACTGGCTACCGATGCGGTGACCGAGATCGCCAATGCGGTTGCCGCCCTCACGATTGAGGGCAGTCTGACCCTGCAAAACGCGCTCAAACTGGTTTTGGCTGCGGCGGCGGGTAAGGTCTCCGGTGCGGATAGCACCACGATCACGATTCGGGATACCACCGATACGTACAATCGCATCGTGGCGACGGTGGATCAATACGGCAATCGTAGCGCGGTCAGCTACGTCACGACCTAAGCACTGTGTACGCCGCTGCCCACTATTTCGCGCCGCGTTATTACGCGCGGCGCTATTTTTCTGTAGCGTTCTACACGTCGGCACTCACCTCTTCGCTAACCGCAACCAGCAGCACGGCCACGGCAGATTTAGTCGCCAGTCAAGCCAAAACCTCCAGCCTCACCGCAACCAATACTCTTTCTAACGCAGATTTAATAGTTAATAGAGAGATTTCCAGTCAGTTACATACCATATCGCTAATTTCGGAGTCGCCCGATCCGGTATCGCTCGCTGTTTTAAGAGAGTTAGCAAGTTCGTTAACGGCTACGAGTACGGTTCCAAATGTTGATTTGTGGACTGCACCTAAACTTAGTGGATATTTTGCGGCGACGTATTTCACCTCGCGCTATTTCGCTCCAAATTATTTTTCCAGCAATGCGGTCGAGTTGGATGCCACGCTAAAGCCGCTCAATTCCGACCTTACCGCGAGTAGCGCCGTCTCCAATGTGCGGATAGTGGTAAATCGCAGTGCGGCGGCTGCGCTGGTCGCGCAGTCCGAGACGAGCGCAAGATTGCGGGTTAATCGGGCGATTGCTACGCCGGCTGGAGTCGTTTCAACCGCTGCATCGAGCGCTCTGTTGATCGGGAGAGCTTTGGCGAGCGCCCGGACGGTTACGACTGCAACTACTAACCCACGCTTGACGCTGGGATACGTGCAGGCATCGGCGCTGACAGCCACGACCGAACTCTCGTATCCAGTCCTGCACTTGACCCGTACTTTGGGATCGACGCTGGTAGCCCGCTCCAGTACCGAAGCGTGGTCGCAGTCGGTATCGGCCAGTTGGACGGACCCGACTCCAGAAAATACGGCCAGTTACGACCTTGAATGGCGGCGCAATGCTGCGCCTTCTTTCGTCATCACCGGAATTCTGACCACCTCGCACACCTGGTCGGTCTGGGTGGATGTCGGGGACGTGATTTATGTGCGTACCCGCGCCGTTTCGGCGGATGCCGATCCGGTTTACAGCGAGTGGTCTGAATGGTCTGATGGTTGGACGGTTCCAAGCACGCCACATCGAGCGATACTGGATGTGTCCGAAGGAACTTTATATTCGATCAAGACCATAACTAGCAATACGCAAAATACGAGATTGCGTCTGCTACAACAAAAAGCATCATCGCTTACAGTAACGTCTACGACTTCTGATGTTGATCTTAGTGTACGCACAATTCCAATTCGTTCAACACTTACTGCCACTACCAATGTTGCGAATGCTGATCTAAATTACAGTCAAGCTAAAGTCTCAAATATTACTGTAATTAGTGATGTAGCAAATGCTGATTGGTCTCGCAGTTTAGCTATAATAACAGACAGAACTATAACCAGTGTAACTGATGTAGCAACATTATTTATATCTTCAAGTCATCCTCAAACATCTGCATTAACGATTACATCAAGTACTGCAAATGCTGATTCTATTATTAATCGTCGTATAAGTAGTTCTACAACGTGTTCTACCAATACAGTAAACGCTGATGTAATAATAAATCGTCGTTTAGGTTCGACTATTACTGCTACTTCTAGTACACAAACAGCAGATTTACTTCCGAATCGTGCGTTAACGAGTGGATTAACAGCGACAACATTAGTTGTGAATGGTGATATTAGGATTTCTAGACCATTCCAGACTACATTAACATCAACAACTACGACAAGTTTAGCTGATGCTATTGTTAATCGTCGAATTTATACCAATCAGACAATTACGAGCAATGTTGCTAATGCTTCGTTTGAAAATGGTACATTACGATCATTAGTTAGTACGTTATCAATAAACTCGTCTATCGATATTAATAATTGGTGGATTCAACGCGGTTTATCTTCTACTAAAAGTATTACTACAGATATTCAATCTTGGTTACGAATTCAACGACCGATAGAATCAGCAAAGACCATAACCAGTTCTACTGCTGATGCTGATTTATCTTCAGTTAAATTACTCAACAAGTCATCGTTTATAATAGTAAGTAGTGATGTAAATGGATCAATTAAGGTTAGTCGTCCTCTATCTGGAACTATTATAGCGAATAGTAATGGTATTGGTGAGATAGCTGTCAGTAGAGCATTATTCTGCACATTGACTACAACCACTACTACTCAAAGCGCATATCTATCTACCTATTTAATTCAGGGCGTTATCACCGCCAATGTAACTCCGCTTGGTACTACCGGAAGTCCAATTAATGTAAATGAATCGTTGTTGCAATCTATTGCACAGCAGACATTGAGAGTAACCTGATGAAATGGTGGTTATGTCTGTTATTACTGATCTCGTTTCCGGCATGGAGTCGTGATGTTTTGGTTGGTTGGGATAATCCAAGCACTATTGGAGAAGTAGATTGGTATGAATTGCAGTGGCGTAATCCGACTAATTGGAATCAGGTCACGATTCAAAATCCACTGAAGAGTGGAGCAGAAATGGAAACCAGTCGGCGTTATTTGATGCGTAACGTAATTGCAGGAGCTTTAGAAATCTGGTGTCGTTCTTGTCGTGATCGAATTTCTGGTGAAGAGACAAATTGTACTTCTCCGTTAGTTGCGGGATGGACAACTGGTTGTTGTACATCATGGACAACGTTGGCAGTGACATTACCATCACAACCGACGAAACCAACGATAACGCCATAAGTGCGTTGTATCTCATTGACTGTTTAAATGTATCACATGATGAGGGTTTAAATTATGGGTTCTCTGACAAACTATGCTGAAAATGCGGTTCTGGAGCATTTGACTCGTGAAACTGCATATACGCCAGCCGCGACGTTGTATCTGGCGCTTTGTACTGGTGATCCTGGTGAAGCGGCTACTGGAGCATCGTGCAACGAGTGTAGTAATAGTGGAAATTCCTACGCGAGAGCAGCGATTACTTTTGGTGCTGCAACTTCCAGGTCGATTTCCAATAGTGCTTTGGTGACATTTACGACATTAACTGGATCAGCAGGAACGGCTTCGCATTTTGCAATCTGCGATAGCGGAACGTATGCGGCTGGTAATGTACTGGCCTATGGGCAATTTACCGAAAGCAAAGTATTGGTTAGTGGTAATACTCCAACTGTAGCGATTGGTGAAATTGCTATTTCAATTGCATCGGCTACGCTCTCCAATTATGCCGCTAATGGGATGTTGGATCGCATGTTCCGCAATCAGGCATTCACGATTTCTGCTAATGCATTGGGATTGGCGACTGCAACGATTAGCGATAGTACAACTGGATCTACTGTAACCGAAGTAGCAAACTCCAACGGCTATGCTCGTTTGGCAATCAATGCGGCTGGTGGTGCGCAACCCTCGTGGGCATCAGCGGGTTCCGCCAGCGTAACCAGCAATGCGAATCAGTGGACGATGCCAACTCCTTCTGGTTCTTGGGGTACTGTCGTTGCATCGTTTATTGCGAATAATGCCACTCATGCTTCTGGTGAAATCCTGATCTATGATAATGGCATCACCGATCAAGCGGTCGGGACCGATGACGTGGTGTATTATGCCACTGGTCAATTCAGTCTGACGGTTGCGTAGTCATCATGGCCGTTGCCGGCATCACCAAGATGACGACCAATGCGGTCGAGGAATCTACCTATGTGTTGGAGGTAGAATTCCTCGATGCCGCAGGCGAACAAGTCATACCAACATCCGCACAATGGACGCTTTACGGTTCTGATAATGTCAGTATCGTAAATAATCGACAAGATGTTCCGTTGGTTGGTTCTACTATTGTACTGACTGGTGCTGACTTGGAACTACCAGTTGCTTCGCAGAATATCAGGCGTGTATTAATTGAAGCAACATATAATAGCGCAACGTATGGAAACAACTTAAGTTTCCGACATGAGATTTTATTTGCGATTACTAATCTTCGCACAATTAGTTAGGTATCGTTATGGCAAATATTACAGAATTAACTGAAGTCACGGCGGTTGCCGGTACGGACGTGCTGTATTGCGTGCAGGGGAGCAATGATAGGAAATTTACTGCTTCGCAATTAGCAACTTATATCAATGATAATATTGTATGTAATTCATTTCTGGGATGAATGGCAACTGGCGGCTCAAAGCGATTGCGCCTATGTGCAGGTTGTACTATCAGAATGGGGAGTTGGATGGAATGAACAATGACGAGTATCAGGAATGTCGGTGTTTTTGTCGGATGTGTGGCTGTTATCGGACATTCTATCGTTATCCAAATGGAACGAGCAGAATGTGGATTTGTAAAGCGTGTGGCTGGGAGATTTGAGATGACCTGGACGGCCATGCGTGCGATGGCGCTCGATATGCTGCTGCGCTGGTTCGCCAAGAAGGCGTGGGAACTAGCGCAGGACATGGTGAATCTGGTCGCCCAGCGGGATGACTTGACCGGCGAGCAGAAGTTCAAGCTCGCCAAGGAAATGCTGCTGGACAAGATGAAGGAAATGGGTCTCGAAATGCGTGGCAGCGGCGTCAATTGGGTACTGGAATCCGCCGTGCAGTATTGGAAGTACCGGACGAAATCCTGATGGACGATCCGGTTTCCGGGCGCACCGATGAGCTGACCATGCTGCGGCGGGAGATCGATCACGTCCAGCAAGAGCGGCTTTCGCACCTCGAAGTCAAGCTGGACGAGTTGAGTACATGGGTACGCAACGAGTTAGCCACGCTTGACGAGCGTTTGGAAAGCAAGCTATCCCGGAACGAGTCCACGCTGATCGACCGGGCGGCGCAACGGGCCGTCAAGCAGGCGTTTTCGCACCTGGGCGTGGACGTAGACAATCCCACCGATCTCCAGCGCTTTCGGGATGATTTGCGGTTCGGCGGGGTGTTTCGGACGGCAGCGACCAAAAGCTTTTTTGCCCTCGTCGCAGCGCTTTTCGGCGGAATTGGCCTCTCGCTGTGGATGGCGTTCAAAGACAATGTGGGGCTGAAATAATGGTCAATCGCTTGCTGTTCGGAGTGACGTTTGCGACAGTCGGGGCATTGGTTTACGGCTGGTATCATAACCGCGAGAACATCAAAGAATTGCAGACGGCGCAAATCCAGCAGTTTATTAACGCTGGGCCGCGCTTTACATCCAATGATGGCAGAGATTTGTGCGAGATAGTGCGCGTAGTCGCATTGCATAGCATCGGCTTTCAGCAGTCTGGGTTGCCTTTGCCAGATTGCGAGAAGTATTTGAAAGTTACCGTTCCTGCCACGACGCAGTTAAAAATAAAATGAAAATTGAAATTAGGAATTTACATCATGAACAAACAACTGTGTGTAAATTGCGTTCATTATTATGCGATGCACCCATTGTTTAACAGCTACCGTTCATGTTATTATTGCGCAGTGGAATCTGAAGTTTATCCTGATGCTACACAGTGTCATCAGTTTGTCGAGTTGAACGATTGTACGAGGTCAAATCATGTTGTTGAGTTATCACGATCTAGTCAAACTGGTGGATGAAGGAATTATTTCTGCATCTTACGATAACATCAATGGTGCGAGCATTGATATTACTCTAGCGAAAGATATTCTTGTCGAAGATGTCGATAATGGACATGTAGTTGATATTTCTCAGAAGCAATCTTTAAGCATGAGAACAGAAACGATTGGAGTAGATGGGTTTCTGTTATACCCACGTCAATGTATTCTCGCATCCAGTCGAGAAATATTTAATCTTCCTAACGATATAACAGCACAGCTATTTCTAAAATCCAGTATCGGTCGGGTATTTCTGAATAATATGCTCGCAGGACATTGCGATCCAAATTGGAATAACTCGCGCTTGACGCTCGAATTGCAGAATTGTACGGAAGGGCATATTCTATTGTTGCGCGAAGGAATGAAGATTGGCCAGATGGTGTTCAGTCGAGTGAAATCGGTTCCACATGAACAATCGTATGCGGTTAAAGGTCGATATAATAATACGACTCTTGTTACTGCTTCAAAAGGCGTATAGTATTACATTTTGTTTTTACCAACGATGATCTGTTATGCGGGGCTATATGATTCAATCGTTCACGGTTAAACCAAATACTGAATTATTTGTTACAGATAATTGCGTGCAAATGGTATTTGTTGATCTTCCTCCGTTGCCAGGCTGGGTAACGATTGGAAATATGTATGCCAATAGTTCGATATTAGTTGACGAAGATGAATGGGATAGTTTTGTTGAACTTATCAATGCAGTGAATGTTAAAGTGCAGGAGGTTAAACGTGGAAACAAACAGCTTCCGTTACTTTGTGCTGAACTATAGTTGTCGGACGGTAGATTTCTGTCGTCGTTCTGGTTCGATTGGTGTAGTAGCACCAGACCTAAAATCTGCAATCATGTTGGCCGAACAATATCTCGTTGACCATTTTGAAGTGGTGGTCTGGAATGTCAGCCATCACGGTGCTGTTCATATTATCGATCAACGTGCGGTTGATCTATTGGTTACTCTATAAGGAATTACAGCGTGCTTAAATATAATCCAGATATTATCTGGAAGGATATTGATTCGTTAATTCCATATATCAATAACACAAAACAGCATCCTGACAATCAGATTGATAAAATTGCTGGATCAATTGCTGAATTTGGATTCGATCAACCAATTGTCATTGATGGTGATGGTGTTATTATCAAAGGTCATGGAAGATTAATTGCAGCTAAGAAACTTAAGCTTCAGCAAGTTCCTGTTCTTATAAGGACTGATTTAACTCCATCACAAGTCAAAGCAGCGCGTATCGCAGATAATAGAGTATCCGAAAGTGATTGGGACGAAGAATTACTCAAGATTGAACTCTACGATTTACAACAACATCAGTTCGATCTGAGCCTGACAGGATTCGATGCTGAAGAGATCGGACGATTTCTGACTGATGAGAAGGAAGTAGTTTCTCGTTTACTTGATCGAACCATTGATTTAATGCTGACAGATCCTCCGTATGGTATACAGAGAGATCAAGGATTTAGTGGCGCATTCAAATTTGGCGATAAAGGAAAACCAATTCCACGACGGCAATATAGCGATGAATGGGATCAAGAAAGACCTTCATCGAAAACATTTAACTATCTTTTAAGCCTATCTAAGGAATCTATTATCTTTGGTGGAAACTTTTTTGCCGATATATTACCAAGATCAACACACTGGATTGTTTGGGATAAACATCAACCATTGCCAACATTTGGTGATTGCGAACTAGCCTGGACTTCATTTAAACGTAAGTCTGT